GAATTATGTACAGATACAAGATATGAATTACTTATTGATGAAATAGATGGATTTTACCAAAAGGAAAAAGCACAAATAATAAAACTACCTATAACCGACCAAAGCCATAGATAGTTTTTATAAAGAAAATTTATATAAATTCACTTTATTTGCATTTTATCATAAAAGTAAATTTGGTGCAATAGAAAGGAGAAAATTTTGGGAAAGCCAATACAACGAAACAGAAATAAAAATAAAACAGTAAAAACATGTGAAAATTGCATTTGTTGTATGTATTTAGAACATGGAGATATGTATTGCGATGAGCATGAAGATTTTGCTCTAGTATATGATGAATTTTGCCCAACAGAAAATTACATGTGGTGCAATGGTAAAAAATTTGAAGAGAGGTAAAGGTTAAAATTATGACTAGAGAACAATGGTTAGAAGAAAGAAAAACTGGAATTGGTGGTTCAGATGCATCTGCAATAGTAGGGTTAAACCCATATAGCGATAACATTAAATTATGGGAAATAAAAACTAAAAGAGCAGAGCAAGAAGATATTTCAAATAAACCTTATGTACAATATGGTGTAGCAATGGAAGATAACTTGAGACAAAGTTTTGCAATAAAACATCCCGAATTTGAAGTTATACATGAAGAAAATACGATAATTAGACACCCTAAATATCCATTTTTATTTGCTAGTCTTGATGGAATTTTAATCAATAAGGAAACTGGAGAAAAAGGTGTATTGGAAATAAAAACATCTGAATTATTAAGAAGTATGCAAAAAGAAAAATGGAAAGATGGAAATGTGCCAGACAATTATTTTATACAAGTATTGCATTATCTAAATGTTACTGGATTTTCATTCGCATATTTGTTTGCAGAATTAACATATTCAGAAGATTTACAAATGACAAAAACATTTAAATTTGACAGAAATAATTTAGCTGAAGATATAGATTATTTACAAGAAAAAGAAATTGAGTTTTGGAAATATGTAGAGGAAGATAAACGACCTCCATTAGTATTACCAATGATATAGGAGGATTTTTCAATGGAAAAAATGGATGTTATAAAAAAATTAAAAGCATTAAGTGATAGAGGTATCAACGGAGAAAAGGAAAATGCAACAAAATTGTTAAATAAATTGATGAAAAAATATGGAATAACCGAAGAAGAACTTGAAAAATCTGAAGTGAAAACTATATGGATAACATTAAAAAATCATGCTGAAGTAAAAATATGTAGTCAAATATTATATGCACATTTTGAAAATGTAAGTTTATGGCAAAGGAATGGACATAGAACAAAATATTGGCTCGAATTAACACCAGCCCAAGAAATAGAATTTAAATATATGTTATCAGTATATTTAAAAAGTTTTTATAATGAACAAGAAATATTTATAAATGCTTTTATACAAAAAAATCAGATATTCCCTATAAATGGACCTGTTACAGATATAAGTGAACTCACACCAGAAGAAAGAGAAAAAGCAATTAAGTCTTCAATGATGGCACAGGGAATAGAGAAAACACGAATTAGAAAAGCATTAGGAAATTAGAAAGGATGATTAAAATGAATAAATATGAAAGTGTAATAATAGTTGCTCCAACTTTAGATGAAAAGCAACAAAAAGAAATAGAAAATAAATATTCAAAAATAATTAACGAAAATGGAAAGGTTAAAAGCTTTGAAAATTTAGGTAAAAAAAGATTAGCTTATGAAATTAGAAAAAATAAAGAAGGATTTTATATGATATTTAATTTTGAGAGTGAAGCATCATTTATTTCAGAGCTAGAAAGACAATATAGAATTGATGATAATGTAATTAAATTTATAGTAGTTAGGAGGGAAGATTAGATATGGAATTAAAAGTTGAAGAGATAAAATCATTAGCACCTATTCAATTTAATTATGAAGATATTAAGAAATGGGTAACAGAAAAAGCAAAAGAATATAAATCAGTAGTTTATACAGAAGAAACTATTACTGCTGCTAAAACAGACAGAGCGACATTAAATAAAGTAGCCAAAGCTATAAACGATGAAAAAATTAGAATAAAAAAAGAAGTTTTAAAACCATTTGAAGATTTTGAAAATAAGTGTAAAGAGCTTCAAGGAATAATTACAGATGCCTCAAGTTCAATAGATACTCAAGTAAAAGCATTTGAAGAAAAAGAACAAAATGAAAAGAGAGAGCAAATAAAAGCAATATTTAATGCCTACATAGGAGATTATAAAGACTTAATTATATTTGATTCAATATTTAATCCAAGATGGTTAAATAAAACATATACTATGAAGAAAATAGAAGAGGAAATAAATCATTTAGTAGTTAAAACATCAGATGATATGAAAGTTTTAAAAGGTCAAATAAATGATGAAGTGATTCTAAAACAAGTACAAGCATTTTATTTTTCACACATAGTAGACTCTGATTGTTTAAGTGGTTCATTAAAATATGGAATGAATGTTATTGAAAACAATAAAAAACTAGAAGAATTAAAGCAACAACAAGAGGCTAAAAAGGAAATACAAGCTCCTAGCACACAACCAGCATCTACACAAGAACAATTACAAGTTATTGATTTTAGAGTGTGGGTTACTCAAGAACAAAAGATGAAAATTAGAGATTTTCTAATTCAAAATAATATTAAATATGGAAAGGTGGATTAAATTATGAATTTAATTGATGAATTATTTGGAAGACCAAAAATGAAAGGAAAGATTATTGTTGAGGTAGATGATGACAGAGAAAAGGCAGAAACTACAATTGAGGGAACTTTTCCTACTGTTTTGACAATGATAAGTTTGATTTGCTCCGAATTACATAAACATGGAATACCTAAAGAGCTTATAAGAGGAGCAGTTGATATTGGGTTTGATGAAGAAAAAGAACATAAGAAATCATGTAAGAAAGTTATTAAAAAAACAATAGTTGTAGATAGTGAAGAAAAAGCAAAAGAAGTAAAAGAATTATTAAAAAAACTAGGAGTGGAGGACTAATAATATGGAAATTTTGAAAATATCAAGTAAATCAAATGTAAATTCAGTTGCTGGAGCATTAACTGCTCAAATAAAAGAATTTGGAAAATCAGAAATGCAAGCAGTAGGAGCTGGAGCTCTAAATCAAGCTGTTAAGGCAGTTGCAATAGCAAGAGGTTTTGTTGCACCAATGGGAATAAATTTAGTATGTATTCCAGCATTTACAGAAGTAGAAATTGACAACGAGAATAAAAGTGCAATTAAGTTAATTGTAAGGGAGGAAAAGTAAATGGAAGTAAAAAATAGTTTAGTAAAAAGAGAACAAAAACAAACATTTAGTACATTTTTATCAACGGATGCTATGAAAAAGAAAATCAATGAAATGGTAGGAGGAGAAAAAGGTCAACAATTTGTTACAAGTATAATATCTGCAGTAAGTACAAATCCTCAATTGGCAGAATGTGAAAATTCAACGATAGTTTCTGCAGCATTAGTTGGACAGGCTCTTAATTTGAGCCCTAGTCCACAACTAGGACAATTCTACATGGTTCCATTTAATAAAACAATAAAAAATCCAGATGGTTCATCTTTTCAGATTAAGGTTGCACAATTTCAAATTGGTTATAAAGGTTACATTCAACTTGCTATCAGAAGCGGTCAATATAAGAAATTAAATGTATTAGCAATAAAAGAGGGAGAACTTATAAAATATGATCCATTAAATGAAGATATTGAAGTTAAACTAATAGAAGATGAAGAAAAAAGAGAGCAGGCTAAAACAATTGGATATTATGCAATGTTCGAATACTTAAATGGATTTAGAAAAACACTTTATTGGAGTAAAAATAAAATGTTAGCACATGCTGATAAATACTCTCAAGCATTTAGTGTAAATGCAACAAAAGGAAAATATCCTAAAGTTTCTTTTGCAGATTTCGAGGCTGGAAAAGTAGCAGAAAAAGATATGTGGCAATATAGTAGTTTTTGGTATAAGGATTTTGATGGAATGGCTTATAAAACAATGTTAAGGCAACTTATATCTAAATGGGGTATTATGAGTGTTGATATGCAGAAAGCTATGGAAAGCGACATGGCAGAAATAAAAGAAGATGGAACTTATGAATATGTTGACAATGATTTTGATATTACAGAAGAAGTTGGAGTTGAAGAACCAAAACAAATAGAAAAATCAACTCGAGAAAATGAAGAGAAACAACAAATCTTTGAAGAAGAATATGAGGACCCATTTTTACAAAAATAAAAAAATTAGTACGAAAGGAAGAATGTTATGTACACAGAGGGGTTTATCAATTTACATAGAAAAATTCTCGACTGGGAATGGTATGATGATATTAATGTGTTTAGAGTCTTTACTCATTTATTATTAACAGTTAATTGGACTCCAGCTAAATGGCATGGCATAGAAATTCTTCCAGGACAAAAAATAACTTCAAGAGAGACTTTAGCAACAGAAACTGGCTTATCTATTAGACAAGTGAGAACAGCATTAGAAAAATTACAAAAAACTCGGAGAAATAGTGGTTAAAACGACCAACAGATATACTCTTGTAACTATTGTAAATTATGGGTTTTATCAATCCAGCAGAGAAAAAACGACCAACAACCGACCATCAAATGACCATCAAACGACCAACAACCGACCACAATATAATAAAGATAATAATAATAATAAGGATAATAAAAATAATAGATTAAATAAAATAAAATTAAATTCTTTATATTTATTTATAAATAAAAAGAATAAGAATTTTGAGGGGCTTAATGAAACAGATAGAATCTCCATAGAAACAACATTAAAGAAATTAGAATTATATATTGAAAATGATAAATCTTTACCAGAGCAAATGAAATTCGATTTACAACTAAAATATTATGCTATTGCTCAAATATATTTAAGTCCCTACAAAATATATTTAACGGATTTAAAAGAAAAATTATTTAACACAAGAGAAAACGGATGGGACACAGTAGATACAAGAAAAAAAGAAGCGATATTCAGCTTTACAAAAGATTATATGAATTATTTAAACAGAGCTAAAACAGAAAGAGAATTTATTGTTGAGGCAGTAAAAATGGCTAAAGAAAATGGCTACGAAGATATTAATGAATTTGAAGATTTAAAAGCTGGAGATAAAGTATTTTTTGTTAATAGAGGAAAGAGTATGTACTTAGCTGTTATAGGAACAGAAAATATTGAAAATGGACTTCATATTATTGGTTCACACGTTGATTCTCCAAGATTAGATTTAAAACCAAATCCACTTTGTGAAGATACAGAACTTGCTTATTTTAAAACACATTACTATGGTGGAATAAAAAAATATCAATGGACAACAATACCACTTAGCTTACATGGTGTTATAGTAAAAACAAATGGAGAAAAAATCACAGTAAATATTGGAGAAGATGAGAATGATCCTATATTTACAATTACAGATTTATTACCACATTTAGCTCAAGAACAAATGGAGAAAAAATTAAAAAACGGAATAGATGGAGAAGATTTAAGAGTATTAATTGGAAGTATACCATATGATG